GCGAGGACGACGATCGCCCGAGCCGCCGGTCGCGCGACGACGACGAGCAAGAGGAAGCGCCGCGCCGTGGCCGCCGCGAGGAGGCCGAAGAGCCCCCGCGTCGCTCGCGCCGGGACGAGGACGACGAGCGCCCCAGCCGCCGCGGCCGGGACGAGGAGCCGCCCCGTCGCTCGCGTCGCGAGTAGCACGGCAGACCAGCCCCGGAGGGGGCCGAGGCGGGTGAAAAGCCCGCCACCCTTTCAGTGTCAGGAGGCCGCATGGACGACGAAGAGAACCCGCTGGCGCAGCATCGGGAGGGCATCGCCGCCCGCATCCGCGAGGCGGGGCCGGCCGACATCGTCGGCGTCGTGATCGTCCGCGGCGGGGCCTACACCGTCATGTCCGACGTCGACATGGCAGACCCGCGGAAGGGCGCCGAGCTTCAGGCGTTGGCGTTCCAGCAGGCGGCCAAGGTCACGCGCGCCGTCTACGGGATCGCCAAGTGACCCACGTCACGATCGACTTCGAGACCAAGTCCGAGGCGGACCTGAAGAAGGTCGGCACTTGGGTCTATTCCCAGGACCCGACGACCGAGGTCATTTGCCTCTGCTGGGCGGTCGACGACGGGCCGGTGTACGACTGGGCACCAGCTAGGTCTGCGGTGCCTCTTAGTCGCCTGACCGAATTGGCGTACGACCCCGACGTCATCTTCGAGGCGCACAACGTCGCCTTCGAAATCTCGATCTGGCGCAACGTCATGGTCCGCCGCTACGGCTGGCCCGACATCCCGAACCACCGTTGGCGCGATAGCATGGCGGTCGCCAGCTACTACGCCCTGCCGGCCGGCCTCGACAAGCTGGCGCGCGTGCTCGGCTTCGGCGAGAAGGACCCGGCCGGCGGCCGCCTGATCTCGAAGTATTCGAAGCTGCACCTGAAGACAGCCAAGCGCGTGATCCCGCCGGCCGACCTCGACCTTTTCGTCGCCTATTGCCGCAAGGACGTCGAGCTTGAGCGGGCGGTGTCGAACTTCCTCGGGCCGCTGCCGAAGCGCGAGCTTGAGGTCTTCCACATGGACCTCGAGATCAACCTGCGCGGCCTGGCCCTCGACCAGTCTGGCATCGACGCGGCCACGGCGGTCGTCGAGAAGCGCGCCGAGGAACTGAACGCCGAGTTCGTCAAGCTGACCGGGGTCAAGCCGACGCAGCGCGACAAGGTGCTGGCGTGGTTTAGGTCGAAGGGGCTCGACCTGCCCGACATGAAGGCGGAAACTCTTGAGGAAGCAGCCGAGGAGATCGACGAGACCCTGCCGACCGACGTGCTGCGCGCCCTCAAGATAAGGCTCCAGGTCAACAAGGCGTCGACCAAGAAGCTGGACGCCATGAGCCGCCAGCGTGATGCCGCCGGCCGCGCCCGCTTCCAGTGCCGCTACCACGGCGCGCAGACGGGGCGCTGGACGGGCACCGGCTTCCAGCCCCTCAACCTCAACCGCGGCATCGAGAAGATGGACCCGCACCAGCTTGTGCGCGACATCGGCTACGGCGACCCGCGCTACCTCGATATGCTGTACGGCGACGCGATGGACGCCGTCGCCAAGGCCACGCGCCATTGGATACAGGCGGCCCCCGGGCACCGGATCATGGCGGGCGACTTCGTCTCGATCGAAGCCGTCGTGCTGGCCTGCCTCGCCGGAGAGGACTGGAAGGTCGACGCCTTCCGCCGGGGCGTGAAGATTTACGAGGCGATGGCGGAGAAGATTTACAACCTGCCGCCGGGCACCGTCACCAAGGAGACGCACCCGCTCGAGCGGCAGGACGGCAAGACCGGCGAGCTTGCATTCGGGTATCAGGGCGGCCTCAAGGCGTGGCTCAACTTCGACAGCAGCGGCCGCCACAGCGACGAGCGCATCCTAGAAATCTGCAAGGCATGGCGGCAGGCGCACCCGGCCATCACGCGCTTCTGGCGCCGGCTCAACGAGGAGGCGATCGACGCCGTCGAGCACCCCGGCAAGGAGACCGGCTACCGCGAGATCGGCTTCAAGGTCGTCGACGACTGGCTCTCGATGATCCTGCCCGACGGCAAGCGCATCTGGTACTGGAACCCCGAGGTTCGCGTGAAGATGCCGTCGTGGCACAAGCCGGCCGAGGACGAGCGCTGCGCGTCCGGCGAGTGCGACCACGAGCCGATCCCGCAGTTGACCTACATGGCGCAGAAGTTCGGCAAGTGGGCGAGGGTCTCGACGTACGGCGGCAAGCTGTGCGAGAACGCGACCCAGGCCACGGCCCGCCAACTTCTCGTCCCGGCGATGCTGCGCCTGCGCGCCGCCGGCTACCCGATCGTCCTGTCGGTCTACGACGAGATCGTGGCGGAGCCCGAGGACGGCTTCGGCTCGGTCGAGGAGTTCGAGGAAATCCTCAAGGGATGCCCCGGCGACTGGGCGAAGGGATGGCCGATCGGCGTGGACTGCTGGGAAGGAACGAGGTACAAGAAGTGACGGAGGGATCATGGGTCTGAAATCGAAAACCAAAGGGAAGATCGGCGAGCGCGAGGTGGCGGAGTTGCTGCGCGAGTTCGGCTTCAACGCGCGGCGCGGCCAACAGTTCTCGGGCTCGCCCGACAGCCCGGACGTCGTCTCGAACATGGCCGGCTTCCATATCGAGGTGAAGCGCACCGGCAAGCAGACCGACCTGTTCGCCGCACTGGAGCAGGCGAAGCGAGATCGCAAGGAAGGCGAGGATGCGCTGGTGTTCCACCGCAAGAACCACAAGGACTGGATCGTCGCGATGGACGCGCGCGAGTTCCTGCGCCTCGTCACGAAGTACGTATACGAAGGAGGACCCAAGTGAGCGACAACGAACCCCTAAGCCCCGAGCGGCTGCACGAGATCGCCGACGCCGTCGACCAGCACGGGGGCAAGACCGCCGCGGCCAAGGCCCTGGGTATCAGCCGCGACGCCGTCAACCGCGCGATGAAGAAGCTGGGCGACGTCGGGCGGGTATCCTCGCCGGATCGCGCCAAGCTGCCGTTGCCGGAGCCGGGCAAGATCGCGCGCTACATCTTCACCTGCGCCCAGTCCAACACGCGCCTCAACACGCCGGTATGGGAGAACTTGCTGGCCCTGGCCAGTCACTACGGCGCCAGCATCCACGTCTCGCGCTTCACCTACAAGAAGGAAGCCTACGGCAAGAAGGCGGTGAAGCCGGGCAAGGCGGCGACGCCCGAGGACAAGGCCGACCTGTGGTACGACCCGCGGATCGAGGGCAACATCTCCGACGATCCGCTCGAGGTGGCGCCGGGCCTCGTCTGGTGCGGCGACATGAACATCCTGCCGACGGCGGCGCGGCCGCTCTCGGGCCTCGAGGCTTTCACCGGCCGCAAGTCGGGCATCTTCCCCCACGTCAAGATCGCGCTCGAAAGCATCCCGTCCGGCAAGTTCGAGCCGACGAAGTTCAACTACACCACCGGCACCGTGACGCTGCGCAACTACGTGGCCAAGAAGGTCGGCAAGAAAGCCGAGTTCCACCACGGCTACGGCGGTCTCCTCGTCGAGGTCGACAGCGACGGCAACTGGTGGGCGCGGCAGCTTAACGCCGACGGCAGCGGCACAATCTACGACCTCGAGCTTCGTGCCAAGGACGGCAAGGTCACGCCCGGCCATTCGGTCGAAGCTATCAACTGGGGCGACATCCACGTCGGCACGGTTCCGCAAGCCGTCTACCGGGCGGCCTGGGTTGGCGACACTTCCATGATCCGCGTGCTGCGCCCGCGCTTCCAGTTCTTCAACGACATTGTCGACTTCCGCTCGCGCAACTGGCACGACATGCGCAACCCGCACAAGATGTTCGAGCGCTTCGTCGAGGGCAACGACAGCGTCGTCAAGGAACTGCGCGCCGTCGTCGAGTTCCTCAAGGACACCGAGGTACAGGGCTGCAAGTCGGTCGTCGTCGACAGCAACCACGACAACAGCCTCGAGCGGTGGCTTCGCGAAGCCGACTACCGGCAGGACCCGCGCAACGCGATCTTCTTCCTGTCTGCGCAGCTTCGCAAGTACCAGGCGATTGAAGCGCGCGAGGACAGCTTCCACCTCGTCGAGTGGGCGGTCAACGCGCTCGACGCCGAGGTCGGGAAGAAGACCAGGTTCCTGCGCCCCGACGAGAGCTTCGTCATCTGCCACGACGCCAACGGCGGGATCGAGTGCGGGATGCACGGGCACCTCGGCCCCAACGGCGCGCGGGGCTCGGCCGGCGGCTTCAGCCGCATGGGCCGCAAGGCCAACATCGGACATACGCACGCGGCCACGATCCACGACGGCACCTACGTCGCGGGCGTCATGGGGTCGCTCGACCAGGGGTACAACGTCGGCCCGTCGAACTGGTCGCACTCCAGCATCATCACCTACAAGAACGGCAAGCGCGCCATCGTGACCTGCTGGGGCGGGCGCTGGCGGGCGTGAGCGAAGGAGGGAAGGACATGACACTTCAAGGCGAATGGATGCAGACCTACAGCGGGCGGCGCTTCTATCCGCGCAGCCCGGCGGCCGACCAGTTCACGCTCGAGGACCTGGCCGCCGGCATGGCCAGCGAGCGCCGCTTCGGAGGGCAGGGCCGCATCGAACTGCACTACAGCGTGGCGGAGCATTGCTACCACGGGGCGATGTACTTCTTGCGGCGCAAGCGGCACATGGAGGCGATCGCCTTCCTGTTCCACGACGCGGCCGAAGGGCTGCTGAAAGACATCCCGCGCCCGGTCAAGAAGGCGATCGGCCACGGCTACGAGGTCGCCGAGGCGCTGCTGACCATCGTCATCGAGCGCAAGTTCGGGCTGCGCGAGTGGGCCTCGACCGTCTACGAGACGGTCAAGGAGATCGACAACCGCATCCTGCTCAACGAGCGCGCCGTCGTCCTGCGCACACCGATGGACTGGGGGCCGGCGTGGGAGAAGGTGAAGCGCCTCGACGAGGACGACTTCCGCCCGCGCTTCTGGCCCCCCGAGGAGGCGATGCACCAGTGGATCGCCGCGGCCGAGGTCTTCGCCGAGGACTACCCGGAACTTCTCACGCTGCCGAAGGAGGCATGAACATGGAAGACAGCAAGCTCGCGACGTTCGATCGCGAAATCAAGACGATCACCGAGCGCCGCGGCCAGGTCTACGGGCACCCGGCCAAGGACTTCTCGATCGCCGCCGACCTGATGCGGCACTTCGACCACGTCGAGCCGCCCGCGCTGCGCCATGCCTTGCGCATGATCTGCGTCAAGCTGGCCCGCTTGACGACGACGCCGACGCACCTCGACAGCTACGTCGACATCGTCGGCTACGCACGGACGGCGGTCATGGTGTTGGACGCCGCGCCGACGCCGGAGGCTCGGGTCAATACCGCGAAGTTCCTCGGCGACTTGCTCAGCCCGCAGCGCTTCGACCCCCCGATCGGAGCCGGGTGGCCGGTGCCGCCGACGCCCGTGTCCGGCAACGTCGCTCTGTCAGCGCGCGAGACGCAGGTCGAGGAGATGGTCGAGTTCGCGCGTACCGGCGGCTACCCGGTTAAGCCGTGACGGGATCACGTGATACCCAGCCACAGGTCGACCTCGGCTTCCCGGCGGGCCACGAGGCCGGGGAGCCGACGGCCGCCAGCGAACACCCAGCGCCGGAGTTGGTTCGGCACCTCCTCAAACTCGTTGCGCAGGAGATGAGCGCGCAGGGTGCTGCCGCGGAACCGGCTGGCGCCAAGGTTAAATACGAAGCTGGAGAGCGCATCAAGCTGGTGGCCCGACATAGGGACGGGAGCAAGACGGAATACCTGCTTCCGCGCGACGTCGAGGTCAACGTGAAGAAGCTGTTCCGCCAGAGCTTCGTCAATTTCCTCTTGTTCGGGACGGCACAGGTGCCCGTAGCCGATGGTCCAGTACCCGGCGGGGCATAGGTACGGCGCGACTGAGATCGCCGGCTGGCGACGGACGATCCGGTGCAGGCCCTCGAAGTGCTTGACTAGCGGTACGAGTTCCATGCCTGCGGCGCCTTCCCAAGCTGCCGATCCACGAACCAGAAGCCGAGGATGCCGAAGAGCATGGCGGTGTCCGCCGGCCCCCACAGGATCGCCATCGCCTGCGGCAGCTTGGCGCCGTCGTGGAGCCACGCATACCCGAAGCCGATCAGCTTCGTGACCGCGTACAGGGCGAGGAAGTAGTAGGTGGTTACGGGGCGTACCGACTGGTTCATGGCGTCTACCCAGGCCACGCCCGAGGGCTTCGCCTGCGCCGCCAGCGCCTCGCGGTAGGCGTCGAGCGTCTTGCCCTGGATTTCCCAGTTGCCGGCGACGTCGGCCTCGCGGATGCGCTGCTCGTGGCCCTTGGCGGCGATCTCGGCGTCCAGCTTGCGCATGGCAAGCTCGTGGGCGCGGTCGGCCTTGGCGGTCAGCATCTTGCCGATGCCGCTGAAGAGCGCCGGCAGCAGCCGGATAGCCGCGCCGATGGGGCCGCCTATCGCGGCCGCAGCGCCCGTGCCGAGGAGGCCGACGAGGTCTTCCATTATTCCTTCTCCGCTTCGATGCGTTCGCGACGCTTGATGCGATATTCCTCGATCTGCGTCAGGATGCGCGGGACCAGCCACACGACCGAGAGGAAGGCGGCGATGCTGGGCATCCACCCGAAGAACGTGGAGACGGCCACGCCGACCGCGCCATAGTCCACCGCCTTCATCACGTCCTCCGAGTTTGATCCTGTCCCTACCATAGCATCCTCCTGGGATTTAATTCAACGGGCGTTTGCGTACTTGAATGGGGCGCGGGCGAAGGCTGCGAAGATGAACGTGCTGCCGTCGTTGAAGTTGGGCGACGAGCGGCGCAGCTTGAAGCCGTTAGAGAGGAAGTCGATATCGTCGTCGGTGCCTTCCCCTGCGGTGTCGTCGGGGTTGAGGTGGTCGTTATCCACGTTGTAGCCGTCGCGCTTGTCGTCGTAGATCATCCACTGGGCGCCACCAGCGGTGCTCTTGATAAGCACCAGCGCGGGCCGGAAACCGCAATCCACTCGCGTGCCGTCCGAGGACGAATTGCCGACGTAACTGCCAATCCGACTGAAGCCGGGGATTTCGGTCCAAAGGTAAGCGATGATGTTCGACAGGTTCTCGTTGACGTTGACGTTGCTGCCGAGCGTGAAAACGCTCGACGTAGGCGCGGTGTTGTTCCAGATCGTGCTGTCGGTCGTAAACCCGCTGGTCGCTTGGAGATAAAGGTTGCCGGTCGCGGGCGACGCATTGGCGTTCCGGTGGTACACCATCCACTGATAGCCGTTGGTCGTCCGGTTCTTGACGATCATAAAGTGCGGCGTCGCACCGAGATTGTGGCTGACTGTGCGGCCCGCAGAGCCGTTGCCGACAAAACCCTGAATGTCGAAGCCGGGCGTTACGCCTTTTTTCCAGCACCAGACGACATAAGACTGGGTGTTACCGTTAATGCGGTCATACGCAGGGACGCGCTTGATCGTGATGCCGTCGCTGTCAAACGAAACAAGCTCGCCCTCGGCCACTTCTTGACCGGTGGTGTTCGAGTAGAGCGAGTTGCCAGCGCCGCGCGTGCTGTCCATGAGGACATGGTTCGCCGCGTTCACTCGGTCCTTGAACCAAGTGAAATCGGGCTGCAACCCAAAGCCAGTCAACGCGCGGTTGGAAGTGCTGCCGTCGCCTGTGTAGAGGACCGGAGCGAAATACAGAGACGGCAACTTGATTGAGGGCGTCGGGAGGTTGCCGGTGCAGAGCGTTTTCGCGGTCCCTTGATTCGCCGGGTGCGCAAACGGACGCCAGCCCGAGTTGAACACAAGCGTCTGGCTGTCGTGACCGAAGGCAGGGAAATAGACATCAGACGCGATGCCGGTGAAGGCCACGCCTTGCGACGTACCATTCTTGAAGAACTCAAGTGTGCCGTTGTCGCTGTCGAACTTGCAGCCGATAACATCGTTCGTTGTGAACGTCGCGCCATACGCCGAGTTGGTCGAGTTTGTGCGCTTGTTGCCAGTGTCGCCGCGATAGGTGTAACCGTTGGCAGTGCTGCCGATATCGTTTCCGGTCGTTGTTCCATTCCGTAGGATGCCGTTGACGAAGTACGGGGTGCCGGAAATGCAGACCGCTTCCCAGAACCAAACGCCGCTGTTGGGCGGAATGGCGAAGTCGGCAATATGGCAGCGCCCGGTGAGCGCGCCGCCGACCGCCTTCGTGTTCGCTTCCGACAGCGTGGCCGGGCCGGTCGTGGCACCGCCCATGATCCCGAGGGGGTCGAACCGCGCGTAGGAGTTCGTCGGCACGTCCACGCTGGCGTCGTTGGTCACGCCGGCCGTCGTCACGTCGATGCCGTTCGGCGTGGCGTTGTTGCCGTTGCCGCTCGTGTCCTTACCGATGGTCGCTGCGGTGTTGCCGGTCGTGTCCTTGAACTCGTAGAGCCGCCCGTAAGTGCCGAAGCTGCCCGCGTACCGCTTCGGCACCCACTGGCCGGTGGCCGCGTCAGTTTTCGCAAAGTCGGATGCAGGCGCGTTCAAGCCGTCGAGCGAATAGATATACGCGCCGAGGCCGTCGTAGTAGTTCGACGCGCCGCTGCCGCGCCGCCCGATGTAGTACGTCGTGGCCTTGCCCCATTCGAGGTCGGCGTTGAGCGACGGATAGCTGGCAGACGCGAAGGTCTGTCGGACGCCGTTGACCCAAAGCTGCACACGATCTGCGGCGGTGGCCTGCGTCGTATCTACAATGACATGCCAGTGGTAGAACGCCGCACGGTCTCTATAGAGAGCGTTTGTCGCGCAGTCAGAAGCCGTGCCGGTGCGGATCAGTATGGCACCGGTGCTGGTGAGCCTGATCGTGTCAGAATTGTTGGCATCCGCGACGACGAATAGGTCTAGGTCCGCCCCAAGCGTGCCCGGCTTGAACCAGCCACCGCGCGTGAACGTCTTGCGGTTTCCTGCACCGGCCGTCGTCCAAGACAAATACGCGCTGTTCGACGCGCGGAAGCGCAGCGAGGTCTGCACGGGCGGCCGCGCGACCGCGCCGCCGAACATCATTTCGTTGACGACGAAGTTGGGGTGTTCTCGCGGCAGTATCAGCGCGGGTTCACCATGCAGGAAACGCTGTTTACGAACGAGCATCAGGTCAACGCCTGCGTTGCAGACACCGCGACGTTCGTGCCGTCGTAGCTCCAATAGCTGATGATGTAGGTGCCGGTGGCCGAGACGAGCGCGTTGAAGTCGCTGTCGGCCAGTACGTTCGCTGCGCGCGTGACCGCGTAGTTCGATCCGTTCGTGAAGCGGATCGTGCCCTTCTGGCCGCTGGGCTTGTTGGTGAAGGTCAGCGCGACGGCACCGGTCGGGGTGCAGAGGAAGTCCTGCCCGGCGTTTAGGTCGAAGCTGCCGTCGTTGTCCGTAACGGGCGTCGAACGCTGAGGAGCCGTGAAGGTGTTGCGGTTCCCGAGGTTGAGCGAGAGCGTATTGCCGCTCTGCGAAAGCGAAGTGCCGTCGGCCTGCACGAGCGCCCACACGATGACGATCCAGTTATCGGGCGTGGCGTCGTCGGCGACGATCAGTATGATGTTCCCGACCGTCGTGGAAACCGTGTAGTTGCCGGCGACGCCGTTGATCGTGTCGGAGCCGTTGCGGGCGAGCGTGAACGTATTCGACGCGCTCGTCCGCATGAACCCGTAGCGCTCGCCCTCGCCGGCCGTGGCGATGGACGGCAGCGTCGCAGTCACGTTGCCGCCGCTGGTGTCGACCTTGAACAGCGTCGTGTTGTCGGTGTCGGCGACGATGGTGAAATCCGCCGACTTGTCGGAGATCGCAGCGAACAGCCCGGAAGCCGCAGCCGCAGCCGCAGCCGCAGCACTCGCCGCCGCGTTGCTGGCCTGCGTCGTGGCGATGCCGGCTTGCGTCGTGGCAATCT